CAACAAGAATTATTTACGAAGAAAGTTATGGTTCTGAAATGGCTATTAATTTAATTGACACAATAGGTGGTGGCAAGGTAGACTACCAAAAACCTACAAGACATTAAGAGGTATTTTAAAATGAAAGAAAAAAGTATAGACAAAGGCCAATATCAAATGACGGATAAGGCAAAAGTGCCTTTTAAGTTAGCACCTACTGATCCTGCTAAGTCAAAGACTCAGGGACAGTATGCTGTACAGGTTAAGAAAGTTCCTTTCAAGGGGGTATTCTAATGAAAAAATGGTTAATGGACCTTTGGGAAAAAAACCCAAAGAAAAAATGGCTAGTAATCGGTCTAGTTATCGGTTGGGTAGCCGCTCAATACATCTAATAAATGTTATCTAAATTATTAGGCGGATCTTTAGTAGACACTGTTGGTAAAGTTATTGACAGTGTCCACACTTCAGAAGAAGAAAAAGGTCAGATTAAAATAAAACTTCAACAATTAGAAAACGAAATTAACTCCAAACAAATGGATATTAACTTAGCTGATGCTAAGTCCACTGCCACAGGTTTTGGTGGTATGATGCAGCGGTCGTGGCGCCCCCTCATCGGGATGTCCTGTGCGTTAGCTATATTGTGGGAATTTGTATTAAAGCAATTTATTGTTTTTATTTTAGCTGCTTTCAGTATTCAGCATAACCCGCTTCCAGAGCTTGACATGTCGACTTTATTTCCGCTTGTCACAGCTTTACTCGGAATGTCTGGGCTCCGCTCATGGGAAAAAAGTAAAAAACTTACGAAATGACCAAATGCATAAAATGTGATTGTCTGTGTCATTGCGGTACAACTTGCATGTGTGAATGCGCTATTTGTAAACATGAAGAAACAAACAACGGGTAGTGCTATTGAACATGTAGTCAAAAAGACTACAATAGGAAATGGTCGTATAAGTACATCTACGATGAATAAACATAAACGAAGAAGTTTTAAAAAATACAGAGGACAAGGTAGACGCAGATGACAAAAAATAAATCTACAGTAAACAAGGCAGGGAACTATACTAAACCTACAATGAGAAAGAGATTGTTTAGTAGAATTAAAGCAGGATCAAAAGGTGGAAAGCCTGGACAATGGAGTGCAAGAAAAGCTCAATTGTTAGCTTCTGAATATAAGAAAAAAGGCGGAGGTTATAAAAACTAATGGCTATATCAAGATCTCAAATGAGTCAACAAGTGTCAAAACCTGGTAGAAAAAAAGTTAAAAAAGTAATTAAAGGTTTAAAGAAAGCATCAAAATCACATGCTAAACAAGCAAAGACACTTCAAGGAGTATTAGGTGGCGTTAAAAAAATCTCAAAAAAGTCTTAAGGATTGGGGCAAACAAAAATGGCGTACCAAGTCTGGTAAGCCTTCTGCAAAAACAGGTGAAAGATATTTACCAGAAGCTGCTATCAAATCATTGACACCTGCTGAATATGCGGCTACAACTAAAGCTAAGAGAAAAGGTAAAAAGAGAGGAAAACAATTTGTTAAACAACCTAAAAATATTGCTAAGAAAACTGCTAGGTTTAGATAAATCTAAACAAGACGAACACGAAGATAAAGAGAATTGGGGGATATAATGATTAAAATTACAAATTCACTTCGAGAAAGAGTGCGTACTCATGAGGGTTGCGTTTTGGAACCCTATAAGGATAGCTTAGGAAAATTAACTGTGGGTATTGGTCATTTAGTACAACCGCATGAAAGAAAAAGATATCAAGAGGGTATAAAAATTACTCAAGAAGAAGCAGATGAATTATTTGATATCGATATAAACAGAGCTGCCGCTGGTGCCGATGAACTAATTATAAAGAAAATTGGTAATCATGATGATTTGCCACAATCAGTGCAGGAAGTTTTAGTGGAAATGGTTTTTCAATTGGGGGCAACAGGTGTCAAACAGTTCCGCAATATGTGGGCTAGTCTAAAAGAGAAAGACGGAGAAATGGCAGCATTGCACATGAGAGATTCAAGATGGCATAAGCAAACAAAAAATAGATGTGAGTCACTTGCAAAAATTGTGGCTACAGCACAATGGACATAATTAAGTTAGCTGATCATCTCAAAAAAATCTTGAAAGTTAGGCAAAATGACATTAGTTTGTATGTAACTTCAGGAGTTAAAGATTGGGAAGAATATAAACTCATGATAGGTAAATATCATGCATACAACGAAATACTAAGTGAAGTAAATTCGTTGCTAAAAAGAATGGAGCACGATGATGAAGGACTCGATAATTGAGAAACTTCCTAAGCCAACAGGGTGGAGAATTTTAGTTCTACCTTATAAAAGAAAAGAGAAAACAAAAGGTGGTATAATTCTTACTGATCAATCCTTAGAAGAATCACAAGTAGCTAGTAGCATTGGATTAGTTTTAAAAGTAGGACCTGACGCATATAAAGACAAACAAAGATTTCCAAATGGACCTTGGTGCAAAGAAAAAGATTTTGTTGTTTTTGGTAAATATGCAGGATCTAGAATTAAGATTGAAGAAGGTGAAGTAAGATTAATGAATGATGATGAAATCCTAGCAGTGGTAAATGACCCTGAAGATTTCCTAAACATGTAAGGAGGCTAACATGCAAGATGATAAAAATATGCCAATAAATACATCAGAAGAAAGTTTAGAAATTACTCTAGACGAAAATGATAAATCAATTGAACAACCTGATAAGGATGAAGTTCAAGTTGCTGAAACTGAAGTTGAAAAGCCAAAAGTTGAAGATGAAACTGAACAATATTCTACAAAAGTAAAAGCTAGAATAGATAAACTCACAAAAAGGTTAAGGGAAGCTGAGAGGAGAGAAGAATCAGCAGTATCTTATGCTCAAGGTGTTCAAAAAGAAGCTCAAGATATTAAGTCAAAATATGAAACATTAGATAAAAATTATATTGATGAGTTTGGATCTAGAGTTGCAAATCAAATTGATTTAGCAAAAAATAAATTAAAAAATGCTATTGCACAAAGAGATGTTGAAGCTCAAATAGAAGCTAATCAAGAAATTGCTCGTTTAACTATTGATTCAGAAAGAATTAAATATTCAAAGCAAATTCAAGAGCAAAAAGAATCAAAAGAAGCTTCAAGTAACAATAATCAACAACAGACAAATTATATACCCAAGGCAAAAGCTGATCCAAAAGCAGTTGAATGGGCTGAAAAAAATGATTGGTTTGGAGAAGATGAGGTTATGACTGAAGCAGCCAAGGCAATTCACAAAAATCTTGTACTTGAAGAAAAGATTGATCCTTCTACTGATTTATACTATGATCAATTGAATAAAAAAATTCGTGAATACTTTCCACAGAAATTTAATGATGGGGGAAGTCCAGAAGCAACAAAAGTCGCTCAGCCTGTTGCCTCTGCTACACGCACTACAAAAACATCTGGGCGTAGGACAGTCAAGTTGTCTGCCTCTCAAGCTGCAATGGCTAAGAGATTAGGTGTAACACTTGAACAATATGCTAAATACGTGAAGGAGGCATAAAAATGGAAACAGAAACTAAAGTAAAAAAATCTTCACGCTCTTCAGAGACCCGTGAAAATAATGTTCGTAAAAGAGGTTGGGTTCCTCCATCATCGCTTCAAGCACCCGAGCCCCCAGAAGGATGGCATCATCGTTGGGTTCGTGCTGAAATGCGAGGTATGACTGATGATAAAAATATCATGGGTAGACTTCGCTCTGGATATGAATTTGTTAGGGCAGATAATTATCCAGACAGACTTGATTTACCAAAATACGAAGATGGTAAATACAAAGGTGTTATAGGAGTAGGTGGTCTATTACTGATGAGATGTCCTATTGAAGTAAAAGAAGATCGGGATGAATATTTCCGACAACAAACACAAGGACAAACCGAGTCAGTTGAAAATGATTTATTTAGAGACGAACACCCTAGTATGCCTATTCATGCGGATAGGCAGAGTAAGGTGACTTTTGGTGGCGGTAAAAAATAACAGTCAGCATAAGTCTTTTATAAACAACTTAGACGTAAGGAGTCCAAGATGGCAAATATAAATGCAGTATTTGGTTTTCGCTCATTAAAGAAAGTTGGAGCAGGTTATAATGCATCTGCTCAAAACGAGTACGTAATTGCAAGCAATGAATCAAGTGCAATATATCAAGGAGATCCCGTTGTATTAAATGCAAACGGTGCAATCTCTGTGGGTTCTACCAAGGGTGCTGAGTTGATAGGGGTTTTCAACGGATGTTTTTATACTGATCCTACTACACAAAAACCAACCTATTCCAACTATTACCCAGGTAGCATCGTAGCTGATGACATCGTAGCTAACGTGATCGATGATCCCAACGCCCTATTTGAAGTTAAAGTAGACGACACAAATGGTGGTCAAGCACAAGTCGGTAGTAATGCAAACATTGCAACTTATGCAGCAGGTTCAACAAAATCTGGTGTATCAGGTGTTGCTTTAGATGGTGGTTCTTTTGCTACCTCAAGCGCTGCTAACTTTAGAATAGTGAGTCTTTCAACTGATCCTGATAACAACGATTACACAGCGGCAAACGCTTCAATCATTGTAAAGATCAACAAACACTCATTCACGGATACAACAGGCATATAGGAGCATAAATTATGGCAATATCAAGACAACAACTCGTTAAAGAGTTAGAGCCAGGTTTGAACGCTTTATTCGGCCTGGAGTATGATAAATACGAAAACGAACATGCAGAAATCTTTGATCAAGAAACATCTGAAAGAGCTTTTGAAGAAGAAGTAATGTTAGTTGGTTTCGGTAATGCAAGAACTAAAGCAGAAGGTGCAGCGGTCACTTTTGATCAAGCACAAGAAAGCTTTACTTCACGCTATTCACACGAAACAATTGCACTAGCATTTGCTATTACTGAAGAAGCAGTAGAAGATAATCTTTACGACAGACTTTCTGCTAGATATACACGTGCATTAGCTAGATCAATGGCATACACAAAGCAGATTAAAGCTGCTGACGTGTTAAACAATGCCTTTGCAGCATCTGGCGCAGCAGGATCTAATCCTGGTGGTGACGGTGTTTCACTTGTGAACCTCGCTCACCCAACCGCACTTGGTGGCACATTCTCAAATAGAAGTGCAACTGACGCTGACCTTAATGAAACTTCATTAGAGCAGGCGTTAATTGACATTTCTCAGTATGTGGATGAAAGAGGTCTATTAATTGCAACAAGAGGTAGAAAGCTGATTATTCCAGTCCAACTACAATTCGTTGCTGATAGAATCTTAAACTCACCAGGTCGAGTAGGAACTGCTGATAATGACATCAATGCATTAAGAAACATGAACATGA